CAGATGATATGTCAGCTTTATTAAAATATTTAACTCGTATATCGCAACATAGCAAAGACGAAGACAATGATCACACTAACATGATTAAAGATTTATTCGCAAGAGTTATTGAGTTAGAAAAAAAGGTAAAAAAATAAAATGGATTGGCAGAAATTACAACACACACTATACAATCTAGACCCAACTGATCCTGCAGAAGATTTAGTTAAACTTCAAGCAGAAGCAGGTAAGCCTGCAGGTAATATAGCAGCGACTAAAGATTATGTAACTGAGAGTGTTGATGTTCCAAAAGGATCGATGCCAATAGGAGTTGATTCAATTAGCGACTTTGCTGCACTTGCAGGCATACAGCTAGATGAAACCCAGAAACACGGAGACTATGCAAAAGCAAAAGCACCTTGGCCAAAGGCCAAGGCAGGCAGAACAGCCCATCCACTAAAAGACAAATTAGTAGGAGAAGAAGATCTCGATGAACTCGACGTCGTAGATCGTTTCAAGCAGGGGTATAACAATTACAATACACCGGCTGCACTTAAGAATCCAAATAAGAGCACAAATGACTCCGGAAAAGAAAAGCCAAGTCGTGTGCAAGGCGGCAACGATAAGACTATTGCTGCACTACTAGGTATGGACGAACGATTTGTACAATCATTTAGAAAAGCTAAAACCGGACAAACATTATCGCCAACTGATAATCATCGTCTAGCAGCGGCGTTCCTTGCAATAGTTAAGGCCGAACCACAAGCATTGCAAAAAATTGCAACCGAGTTTAGAAAAGTTAAAGGCGCACCTGCTGAATCAACTAAGCGAACTGAATCAATCAAAGAAGAGTTGCTCCGCAAATTAAACGCGAAGAAATAATCAATAACACATTTTAGAAATATTAGTCCAGATGCACATTAGTGAATCTGTTAAATAAACTGTTGACAAATATACAATAATATCATATAATTAAACAAATAGGAGTTAAATATGAGCGACCGCGTCTATGGACCAGATGAAAAACAAAAACTAGAAAGACTTGTAAACGAAGGTGTGACTGTCCTACAAGAAATCGAAGACTTAAATGCAGGTCTTAAAGAAACAGTAAAGGCAGTAGCAGAAGAATTAAATGTTAAGCCTTCGCTTATTAACAAAGCTATTAAAATTGCCAAGAACCGTGATTGGGAAAAGGTCAACGACGAATTCGAAGATCTCGAAACTATTGTAGCAACAGTAGGATACGACAACATTGAGTAAAGAAATTCCAACTCATAAAGATATTTTAGGTAATGTGATAAAGGTAGATGACGTTGTCGTTTATCCATCTCACAACAATTTGCATATTGCTATTGTTAAAAAAATCAATCCCAAAATGATTAACGTGGTTCGAACAAATCGATTTGTTCCGGATCGAAAATATCCTACTGATTTGTTAGTAGTTGATGATCCTAAACTATCATTGTACATGCTACAACACACTAAGTAATAAAGAGTCGTTCACTTACGAACATGATAATGGTTATGTTGGCCATAAACAACTAGGAGAAATGAATGCCATACGTTGACGGTTTTTTTGACCGTGATGATGATTTTATTAGAATTGTCGAACGAGTAGAAGGTAAACGAGTTTACCGAGATTATCAAGCAAAGTATACATTTTATTATGAGGACCAGTCAGGGCGCTATAAAAGTACATACAGCCATCCACTTAGTAGAATTGTGTGTAAAGGCACAAAAGACTTTCGTAAAGAACTAGCAATTAACAAAAATAAAAATTTATTTGAATCAGACATTAATCCAATTTTCCAATGTCTAGCTGAAAACTATCTCAACCAAGATGCACCCAAACTTAATGTGTGCTTTTTTGACATTGAGACCGACTTTGATCCAGATAAAGGTTTTGCGCCACCAGAAGATCCATTTATGCCAATTACTGCAATCACAGTACATTTACAATGGGTTGATGCATTAATCACATTAGCAATACCACCTAAAGGACTTCCCTTTGAAGATGCCGAAAAGATATGTAAAGACCGCTGGGGCGACGAAGTAATATTGTTTACCAACGATTCCGACTATGATGGCGAAAAGAAGATGTTGGAAGTATTTCTTGACCTTATCGAAGATGCTGATATCTTAAGTGGATGGAATAGTGAAGGCTACGATATTCCATACACAGTAAATAGAGTAAAAAGAATTCTAAGCAGCGAAGATACTCGACGCTTTTGTTTGTGGAATCAAAAACCTAAGCGTCGTGAGTTTGAGAAATTTGGCAAGACATCGGAAACATACGACCTTGTAGGCCGAGTTCACCTTGACAGTTTGAACCTGTATAGAAAATATACTTACGAAGAACGTCACAGTTACAGGCTTGATGCAATCGGCGAGATGGAAATCGGCGAAAACAAAACTGTTTATGAAGGCACACTAGATCAGTTGTACAATAACGACTTTGAAAAGTTTGTTGAATACAACCGTCAAGATACTGCACTATTAGACAAGCTTGATAAGAAGTTAAAGTTCATCGACCTAAGCAACGAACTAGCACATGCTAACACAGTGCTTCTACCAACTACCATGGGCGCGGTTGCTGTTACAGAACAAGCTATTATCAACGAAGCACACAGACGTGGACTACAAGTTCCTAACCGGAAAGTACACGAAGGCAACACACAAGCTGCCGGTGCCTATGTTGCGTTTCCTAAAAAAGGGTTACACAAATGGATAGGATCAATGGATTTGAACTCACTGTATCCTAGTGTAATTAGATCATTAAACATGGCTCCAGAATGTATTGTTGGGCAGATACGTCCAGAAATAAGTGATGTACGTGTTGAAGAAGATACAACTATTAAAAGGAAAAGCTTTGCCGGTAGTTGGGAAGGGCGGTTTGCTACAGAAGAATACGAAGCTGTTATGGATCAACGTAAAGATATTTCTTTAACTATTGACTGGGAAGACGGCAATATAGATACCCTTAGCGGTGCCGAAGCATATCAAATGATCTTTAACAGTAATCAACCGTGGATGCTAAGTGCCAACGGAACAATATTCTCGACAGAATTCGAAGGTGTTATTCCGGGTATTCTAAAGCGTTGGTATGCAGAACGTAAAGAATTACAAGCAATGAAGAAGAAAGCAATTGAAGCTGGCAACGATACTGAAATTGCATTTTGGGATAAAAGACAGTTAGTTAAGAAAATTAACCTTAACTCATTATACGGTGCTATTCTAAATCCCGGTTGTAGATTTTTTGATAAACGTATTGGACAATCAACTACACTAACTGGTAGACAAATTGTGAAACATATGAGTGCCGAGTGTAACAAAATTATCACAGGTGAATATGACCATGTTGGCAAGGCTGTTATATATGGCGACACAGACTCAGTTTACTTTAGTGCATATCCAGTTTTACAGAAAGAAATCGTAGCTGGACAAATACCGTGGAGTAGAGATAACGTTATAGCGTTGTATGATCAAGTGGCCGAGCAAGCTAACTCAACGTTTGCCGATTTTATGCTTAAGGCATTCCACTGTCCGCGTTCGCGTTCAGATGTTATTGCAGCAGGTAGAGAAATTGTTGGCAGTAGCGGATTGTTTATTACAAAAAAACGTTATGCTATACTTGTGTACGACGACGAAGGCGAGCGTAAAGATGTCGATGGGAAAATAGGCAAGACCAAGGTTATGGGACTTGATTTGCGCCGGTCAGATACACCAGTGTTTATGCAAGAATTTTTAATGGAAATCTTACTTATGGTTCTACAAGAATGCGATGAGAAAGATATTCTTAAAAGAATTACAGAGTTTCGCAAGGAATTTGAAAAGATGCCCGGTTGGGAAAAAGGGTCACCTAAACGTGCAAATAAAATTGGACATTATCGTCGACTTGAAGAAAAACAAGGTAAGGCAAATATGCCAGGACACGTTAGAGCAAGTCTAAACTGGAATACTCTGAAGCGTATGAATGGTGATCGTTATTCTCAAGAAATTGTAGATGGCATGAAGGTTATTGTGTGTAAATTAAAGCAAAATCCGTTAAACTATACAAGCGTAGCATATCCAACTGACGAGTTACGTTTGCCTGAATGGTTTAAAGAGTTGCCGTTTGACGCTAATGCAATGAGCGAAGTTATTATTGATAATAAGATCGGAAACCTTATCGGCGTGTTGAATTACGACCTAGAGTCAACTAAACAATACAATACGTTTAATAGTTTATTTGATTTTGGAAAATAAAATGAGAGCAAGATATGTCAATTAAAACTGGATTCGTAGCATCGGCTTTTGATCTTTTACATGCAGGTCATGTGCAAATGCTACGAGAAGCCAAAGAACAATGCGATTATCTAATCTGCGGATTGCAAACTGATCCAACTTTAGACAGACCGTCTAAAAACGCACCAGTACAAACTATTGTCGAACGCTACACACAACTCAAAGGTGTTCGATATGTTGATGAAATAATTCCTTATGCATCCGAGGCTGACCTAGAAGATATACTTAGCATGTATCATATTGATGTTAGGATACTAGGTGAGGAATATAGGGAAATGGATTTTACTGGAAAGGATATCTGCAAGAAGAGAGGTATCCAACTTTACTTCAATAAAAGAGAACATCGATTTAGCAGTAGCGATTTAAGAATCAGAGTAGCAAACCATGATAGACCATAAAGATATACAAATAAAAAAATTAGAAGATGAGGTTAGACGTATAGATGCCAGGATTACCCAACTAGAAATGACTATTAAGTTGCTTACAGATGATATGAATACTATCAAATTTGAAGGTTGTTGGCGGTTTATTGATGATCCAAGTCATCAACATAAAAAATAAAAAACCTTGACAAACAACAGTTTATGCATTAATATAAAAAAAAACGGAGAATTATAAATGAAAGATATTTTACAAGACATTGTTGCTCATACACACAACCTAGGATTTCTTACACTAGTTAAAGTGACTGCCGAAAGTGACACACAGGTCGACTCAATGGCAGAAGATCGTTCTGTTATTATGAGTGCAACTACACATACTCCAATTTCGGAATTTAACGGTGTGTTTGGTATGCCAAACTTAGACAAGCTTAATTTGCACTTAAAGAATCCAGAATACAAAGAAAATGCTAATATCGAAGTTGTAATAACTGACAGAGGCGGTGAAGAGATGCCGACGCATATTCACTTTGAAAAC